GTGAACATTCATGTGTATGGACAGTTATTCACGGATGGTAATGTAGCTGTAGCAAACACTAATAGATTCTACACATTATCTGTAGGCTCAAACGTATATTTTGATGATGTGGGTTCGAATATATTCGTATCTACTGGAAATGTGTCTGTCGAAGGTAACGTAGTAGCGGGTGGTGTAAGGATTGGAAATCTTTTAGACCTAAATCCAGAGGCTACTGTACCAGTTCTTATCAATCACAATATTAAATCAAATGCAATTACGACGACCGGTTACACAAATTCAGGTATTGCCAATACTGCACCAATAGATGCTCTCTCAATTGGTTCGAAACTATTTGCAAATTTTACATCTGCGAATACGTTAACTATTTTAGGTAATACAGTGACAACAAATCTTTTTACACAATCAATTTATTCACATGCAAACGTATCTATACATGCAGATAGATTCGGTGGTGGAACAGTTACATCAAACGCACTTGTTCTTAAATCCGGTCCGCTACTCTCCAATGTGAGCTCAATCGAAATATTTGGAGCCAAGTTTTCAAACACACACCAAATAATCAAAATGAGTACACAAAATACAGAAAGAATAAGGATTACCCCTGAGGGTAGAATAGGTATATCGAATATCCATCCAAGTGAAAAAATGACCGTGGCAGGGAATGTGCACACGACTGGAGGTGATGGTTTTATTTATGGTAATACATGGGGAACGACGGGGTACACGAGTTCTCGTATGTATTCATCTGGACTTGAAAATAAGATTGAGAACATCGTGACTATTAATAAGGGTCTCAATATTTACGTGAGTAAAACACCCACAATGGGTGCACCAAAGTTGACCATCCTTGAGACGAGTAATGTTGGTATCGGTACGGCTACACCAAAGGGGCGGTTACACACGTCTGGTGGTACAGTGTTTATCAACGATGAAATCACTAATAATGGAACGTACAAGCATCTTGGAACTCCACTCATCGTTTCTAATGCAACTGCGGTTTCATCAGATTTGACAGATTTCGCGAGGGTTCTGGAACTTTGTAGAGAGGGTGGAACTGCGAGTAGTGATGGTGTGAGAGCAACATACAAAATGGGTAAACACACAGCGGTTTCAAGTGGTACATCCAACTCCCAACTTAATATATGTTTAGCGAGTACAAATTACGAAACGGAGGTTGACGTGTTATCAATTCGAAGTGATGGTCGCGTTGGTATAGGCACTACAGCTCCAACAGCTCATTTAGAAATACATGCTACAGGTGCAGCCAATCCCCTAACAAATGGTTTGTTGGTACACAATTTCGACGGAGATTCAGGTGATGCTATCTTAGCGGCAAAAACTCGTATACTCGCAGGTAATATATTCACCTCTTACATCCAAACGAACGCAGGAAATAACCCTAGGGGTTGGTCTACCGGTGTGAGTGGAACTGACTCAGATTATAGAATCACACAAAATATAAATAACAACAAAGATCCTACGACTGTGGGTTTATACATATCTGGTGATACTGGTAGGGTTGGTATAAATACAGATGCACCCCGAGGTGTACTAGAGGTGTTGGGTAATGTAGTTGTGGGTAATCAACTTTCATTTGGTGGTCTCGATGGTGACCTGTTTGATACCACGAGGCTTGTAGAAAGACGTTATAATGTGGATCAAACAAGAAATGAACTTGTAATATTCAAAGGTAATGACGGGGATACAACCAATGGTCCTGATAGAATTCGACACATTGCCGCGGAACACGTATTTACAACCTATACATCCCAAAATGAATCTTTCGATGACCTTGTAGAGGATGCCGCTACGGGTGATGTACCAATGTGTATCACCAATGTATCCGGTATTGTCGTTATTGGTGGTAAACGTTCAGACGCAGTGGGGCGTGGTTCAAATACAAAACTCGTAGTAAACGGTGATATTGAGTTCTCTGGTGGTGGTTCGTTCACATTGACTGGTTTGGCATTCGTAACTACTGACCCAAGTTCGGGTGACTCCGTGAACAAAATTAGAAGTATTAAAGATAGTAATGACCGCCGCGTACTTACGTTTGTCCATGAGGTTAGTTCTAGTGAAGATTCAGAATTCGCCCGTTTCGACAAACTTGGTAGACTTGGTATAGGTACCGGAACTGTAGATGCCAATGTACATATTTATAACGCAAACACAAGCGACCAAACACTTCTAAAACTCGAGAGCCCTCACCCAAGTTCGGGTACATTCACTAAAAAGTCTGGAATTCTTCTATACACCACTGAGAATTTCGGTGGTTATGTGAAGGGTTTCAGGGACTCAGCTACTTCACTTTCCGGTATCGTAATTGGTGGTACCAATAGCGGTACAGAAACGGATGGTATCCATATTACACACGGTGGTAATGTTGGTATAGGCACATTGAACCCACAGAAACAGCTTCATGTCTATGATGGCATGGCTCGTATACAAAGTGCCTCGAGTAACGCGACTATCGAACTCACCACATCTGTTGGGAGTGCAAATATTTATGCGGATACCACGGGTAATGTATATATTAACCCATTGAGAACTGGATTGAGAAACACAACCTTCCTCAACAGTAATGTAGAGGTCATAGGTGATTTCTCGGTCGATGGTGCCCTAGATTTGGGTAATCAGGTAGGTATTGGTTTGGATGGTGCTACAGCGAATACTGTTCTCCACGTGAATGGTGGTATCATCACAAACTCTGACCAGGTTGCATCAAAGAAGTACAGTCATTCTAATGTAATCACGAATACAAATGGACAGGATATACAGTTTGTGTTTAAACCAAATACATTTTATGCTAAAATCATAGCGGTATTACGCGAAACGAGTGATGTACGCAACACAAGTACGATGATTCTCGATGTGTCTGGTGGTACACATGATGGATCCACAAGTTCTATGTACGATATAGCCGTAGGTTCCATGAGCATAATGGGTGCTACAAACTCGTATCCATGGAGTCCCACTGTAACAGTTGGTACCCGTGGAATTAACATACAACCAACAGTGAAGGATGATGGACGCAACTTTGCATATGATTTAACAGTTGAAGTCACCAGTGGAGTTGACGGTGGACTTTCTAAAATTACAAAACGCCGTGCCAATGACGCCGCCCTCAACACTGCGGGTGGTGGTCAAGATGATTTGGTTGGATTCTCATACTAAATTTACTACGAGGGAGGGTGGTACCCCGCGGTAGATTCAACATTTACGCCCTGATGGAATCAGAGATGGCTAGTGCAACTACGCCAACAATGAAAGCCATGATGACGTAATTTAATTCAGTTTCTTCGCGGCCAACCTGTGCCTTTACAGGTTCAGCCTTAGCTTCAGTGACAACTTCCTGCTGTCGGACTGGAGGCTCGAGCTCCTCAAGCGGACAATACGCTATCATTTATATAAGTTTAGAGATTAATTTCTGTCTTCTTCTTTCGTCGAGTTCGCTTGGGTTTACCGGTACCAACATTCACCTCCTTGACCTCCCCCCCAGTGGAGTCCCCTGAGACGGACATAATATCAGAGAGGTCGTCATCCTCCTCGACAGGTTGAGGCGCCGAAGGACCCTGACCCATTGAGGTGTTCATTGGTGGTGGGGGTGGCATGGAAATCCCTCCCATGAGACTAGAGATGTCGAGTCCAGGACCCTGCATCTCGTATTGCCCCGTACCACCCACTGGTGCATCCACCGCTGGACCACCAGTATTACGTGTTGTATTCTGAACCGCCGCCATCATGTTCTTCACCAAGTCTGGGTTCTGCTTCATGACATCATTCATGTTAGGCATCACAGACTTGAACATACTGTTGGTAAGGTGGAACATCATCGCAGAACCACCAAGCATCATAATCAATTTGACTTCTGGTGCTACACTGACCTTTGAGCGATATTTCACATAAAGTTCCTCAAATACGCCATCATAGTCATCAACATTCTCCATCACAGACTCAGACCAACCCTCAAGTTGAACCTCGAATGGATTGTAGCGCTTATTCAAAAACTCAAGACCGGTTACACAAGCAACCAACATACGACGAGAGAAACGAACCGACTGTTCAACATCAATACTGTATGTAATCCTCTTCACCTCCGACCTTAGTTCATCAACACCCGAGTATGCATTCAGGCGCTTGTTGACCGCGAAACCCTTCTTTTCTAAACGTCCAAGTTTATTGACAAGGTCCGCCTTTTCCTCGTCAATTGATGTATACCCCTTGGAAGGTTGTTCCCCTTCACCACCTGGACCAGGTCCCATTGGTTCATCATCCTCAAACATCATTGGTTCATCCTCCCCATAATCAATTTCCTCATCCTGTTGAGGCTGAGCTGGAGCGCTCTGTTTATTGGGATTTACAAAAGCATCCATAGCCTCCTGAGCTTGAGAAGATTGGGTATGTCTCTGCATTGGCCTTGTGGGCCGAGGAACCGGGTTTGAACGAGGTGCAGAAATTTGAATTTCATCCATAAGAGCCTGTTCGTCAGCGTCTAATTTCATAACATTTGTTTGACCCCTGTCAAGTACGATTTCTTCGTCCATCTACTGTCTATGTAGAAACTAAGAAAATCTCTTTAACGCACTTTAAAAAAATCTAAGTCTATTATAAATGTTCAAACTTAACTTCAATCGTAGTGATCGAAATGCTCTCATGGCTATCGCCACATTGATGACCCTCATCTTTGTCCTGTCGATGATGACCGTGAAAACCGCCAAGTATCAGCCCAGGCCAATTACTATTACACCCGTCAGTGAGGAATCTCTTTTTGACCTCAAGCCTGATGTCGAGTGTGTTGCCGGTGGGGGCAAAAAGGACAGCCCTTACTCGGTTGGTCTCACCCCAGGTGGTCTTTGTGGTGCCCAGGAGCTCGTGAGTGCTCATGCTGGATATGAGATTGCGGATGGAATTGGTGGATCTTTAATCTAATCTAATAATAAATGGCTTTGATCACTTCACCAACGGAGATGATTCCAGACCTAAATTATGAATATCACACCATTACAGTTGATACAATTGGTCAGGCTAGTTCTAACAGTTTCACATGTTTTTTGAGTCAGCCTCTAAAAAATGTGGTGCAGTGTATACTACTGAGTGCTAAATTACGTACAAGAGCACCTCAGACCCAGCATTGTTATATTTCAATCGATGAGTTGAATTCCGTATTTAATGATCGTGCTTCCAATGTTTACGATGCTCAGGCACCTTTAGGTATGCTTCGAAACTCATTTGCTAGTATTACTCATGCAAATACTGCTGTGACTGGTACACAGACGATAATGTTCAAGGATGAATACCCAATTGCGACACAATATGTAAACCCCATTCGTAGGATTGACCGTCTCACTGTTAATATTCGAGACCAAAATGGGGTTCTTATGGTACCCGCCCTAGCCATAGATAGAAATAATTTTATAGTTCTTCGTTTTGTTTGTAGAAAACCCAACCTGTAATTTTTCTCCCCTTAAATTAGTATTACCATGTCCGCAGGTGTTGTTCAATTGATTGCCGTAGGTGCCCAGGATAAATATATCATGGGCAACCCCGAAATATCTTTCTTCAGTTCAACATTCAAAAGGCATGCTAATTTTTCACAGTCCATTGAAAAACAAACCATCCATGGAGCGGTGAAAAACAATTCTATGTCCAGTATTCAGTTCGAGAGATCGGGTGATCTTCTCAGTTATGTGTATTTTACACTTGATGATACCAACCAGGCCCTCGATATTCAACGATGGGACACCATTATCGACAAAGTAGAACTTTTGATTGGTGGTTCCGTTATTGACACCCAAGATGCAATCTTCACAGAGAAGATTGCTATCGATACATTTGCTCAAAATGTATCAAAGAGTTCTAATGGTACACACCCAGGTATAAGTGCTCGCTCTTTCTTCTATCCCCTTCGTTTCTTCTTTTGTGAAGGACCGCAGTGTGCTATACCCCTTGTAGCCCTAAACTATCACAATGTCGAACTTAGGATCCATTGGGCTACAGCAGCTACAAACTATAACGTAGAGTGTTACGCAAATTACTTCTATTTGGACAACGAAGAACGTGGACAGGTTGCATCTAGGAAACATGATCTTCTCATCACACAGGTTCAGAAAAATGTTCCCTCGAATGCGCTTGTTCAAGAACTCACCTTCAACCACCCTGTTAAATATCTTGCTTCATCCGATACAACGACAGATGGTGCACTCACATCCCCAACGAATAAGATTAAGTTAAACATTAACGGTCTCGATGTAGGTAACTATAGATGGGGTAGACCACATTTTATAGACGTCACGAGTTATTATCACACAAACTTCGTAACTTCCCCTGATTTCTTTCTCTATTGCTTCTGCCTCTCAACAAGTTCTCTCCAACCCACAGGAACACTCAACTTCAGTCGCCTCGCTTCGGCTACTATCATGAGTGAGTCTATGAATATCAATGACCCAATTTACGCAGTAAACTATAACATACTTCGTATCGAAAATGGGATGGCTGGTCTACTTTATGCAAATTAAAATACAACACTATATTAAATGGTCAAGACATTACCGACCATTGAAAGGTCAACTAAAATTAGGTTTGGTACACATGTTCAAGAAGACCAGGGTGAAAATACGATCGTTTTTAATGCAAGTAATACCGTGATTGATGCAACTCTAGATGGTTCCCTTTACGTATCACCAGTTCGTTTTAGGCCTGACTATGAAGGTAAGTCTGAGATTGTATTAATGATGTATAACAAAACTACAAAAGAGCTAACAGAATCTGGTGAATCAGCACAAGACGTCATTGGTAATCAAGGTCTTCAAGCTGTAACAAACCAAGGGAATGTCACTTCGAATACTTTGGTTTTTTATAATAACACTGTCGCATTTGTCACCAGTGGTAATGTAGGTATAGCGAATTCTCTAGCTTCTCACACCCTTAGCATCGGTTCGAATCTTTACGTTGATGATAAAGGTGTTAATGTATTAGTCGTTTCTGGTGGAGTTGGTATTACAGACACAACAACTTCAACCTCTGCTACAACGGGTGCCCTAAAGGTTGCCGGTGGTATCAGTACCCAAGAAAATTTACATATTGGAGGTGTTTCCAAGGTGTATGGTACTACTAATGCTACTTC